TACAAAGAATTGTCCATCAGATGGATCTTCTCCAGCAAATACCGCGGGAGCACCATCCCATTTAACAGTGACGTCTACTGCAGATTTTGCATTACCGGATAGCATATCTCGCAATGATCTCAACGCGAGTATAGCTTGGCGCGCTCCCTTAACTCCACCATCGAGGATCAAATCTTCAATATGAGTCATGTGGGTGTTCTTTCCTGCGGCTTCAGCCAATTGTGTTTTAAAGCCTTTCATTATTCGTATACCTTTACGTACGCGCTTGAATCTTCCGATTTAGATCCAGCATAATTAATAATTTTAGTTAGCCATCGATTAGCTTTGGTTCCAGTATTCTTATCAACATTGTATACAACATATAGACATGCCAATTTAGAACCAACCCAATAAACATCCTTTTGTGATAATTCTTTTTCAAAGTTTTCAACCGTATCATTCTTATAGAAATAATTATACAGTTCAAAGAATACTTTAATTGATCTTTTATCACCTTTAACTATTTTCTTTGCTAGTTGATTGATTTTACCATTGTCTGGTATTTTCTTTCTAAATACAAGTTTCATAGCATCTGACATAATGCCATAACCAGCACCGCCGCCTCTGGCAGTTTTAAGAGCAATTTCACCTTTGATAGCCCCACCTGCTGAACCAGCTCTTAATTCAAATTTACCTTCGTCAAAGAGAATAGTAGCACCTTTGTTTGACCAGAAAGTTCCACGAGTTTCGCCTTGGAGAAGTATTTTAAGTAGCTTATGATCATCAGTATCAGGTGGGAGTTTAATGTTATATTCTTTAGCTTTTGCTTTCTTTTTGACTAGCTTAAGGGATATACCAACCAATTGGCGATCAACAAATGCTTGTAGTAGTGACTTATTATAAGCAGCAATTGAACTTGTATCAAGAGATTTAAGATTAAATGATTTTTCAACAGCCCAGAAGTCTCCAGGATTCCACTTATCATCTTTAATTGGTTTTTGATCTGAATTTTTATATGCTACGTTTTTAAAAGCGTAAACAGTATTCATTAATTTACTGTTTCTATGGAATGTTTGAGACTTATTAATATAACCTTCTTTGACTAAGATCTTAGCAGACTCATATGATGAGTGGAACCAACCATCTTCCACACCTAGTATTTCTTCAAATGAGGCATCAACATAAACTCTTTTATATGCAGCTTTAAGAATATCTTCTTGTATAAAGAAGTCTTCTTCTTGAATACCATTATCAAGCATTGCCTGACATATAACGCATTGATGACTTTCAGTAATCTTGGTATTAAGAGTTCCACCGCCGGCTCCACTACCTCCGCCGAAGACTTTACTCTTACCAAGATCTGATGAACTAATGGTTTTACCATTGCCATGGAGATTAAATGGCTGGCCTAACTTTTTAAATATTTCAGTCTGAGCTAAAGCATCTTCAATTTCAGTTACTTTAAAGGTTCCACCCTTGGCCAATTCAAGTGGCATTCCATCTCTAATGAGTCGCGCTAAAATGTCAATACGAGCTTCACCTGTATTAGCATTAGGTTTTTTAAGTTGGCTGGGAGCAAGTCTAACAGCTTCACGAATTGGTTCTAATGTGGATAAAAAGCTTTTCATAATTGTATTATAACACTCCTTTTGGTAAATGTACAATACTATTTATAATATTTTTTTTCTTACTATTTAGAATCGTACGACTTATTTGGCGCTACATTGTCATTTTCATCAACAACTATTATTTTAAGAAATTCAAGCGAATCAATCATTTTAGCTCCACCATCACGAAGCCCAATCATATATGATGTATATCCAACACCTACTATACCAAATAGCATTATAAAATATTCCATTAAACAAATTCCTCGTTTTTTTCGACTGAGGCGATATAGCCTTCAGATTTCATACTATTTTTAAATTTGATAGCTTCTTTTTGAGTTTCAAATAGGTATTTATGCAATGGATCTTTATCACCTTTAGTAAAGCTTACAACCCAATATTCTAAGGATTTCATTCTACAACCTCTAACCATTCGAATTGGCCATACTGAGGATTAAATTGAGCACATGATGTTTTTGCTGCATCAAGACGCCAAGAGTTTTGTACCGATGTTGAACCCAAAATAGATCCTAAAATAAAACTAATTACCGCTGCAACTAATACTATAATACCTGTACTCTTATACATTTTCAGACTCCATATACTTTTCAACTGGTTTAAGTTCAATAAACTTTCTACGCGACTTCGAAAAGCCTTTCATAGGTTTACTAAATTCTTTATACTGTTTAGATATTGTTGATCTAAATCCAACACAATGACCTTGTTCATTTAAGATATATGTGTGATTTAAAACTGGATGTTTACATTCATCCCAATTAGTAACTTCTTTAAAGGCTCTTAACATTAACAAATCTCCTGAGATACTGTATGGATATAAACATCTAGTCTTTCGGCATGACGGATTGGAAGAGTTGAATCGTAAGCTCTTGGTGAACGACCATCAGCAATTGCGTGTACTGTACGAGCTCCACGTGGCATTAAACAAACTCTATATCTAAATATAGGCTGTGGTTCTATATCAGACCAACCTGAATCATATCGATATTGCTGTGACATTTGAGTTTGTTTAGCAATTTTGTTAATGGACTTTACAGATTTTCTAACCTGTTCAATTAAAAGCATATCGTTTACAGAATTAACATCAGCTGTAAATTGGTAACTATCTGATCTACTCATTTTATACTCCATGGGTCATATGTTGATAAGATTCTTTACATTCATTAAGTCGATCGCCGCATACGCAGGTTATAGATTCTTCAAGACTTGGTGCACCAACTATGTCTCTTACCTGTTCTTCAGTAAGAGTTTCTTTTATTAGGCTTTTAATAATTTGTTCTAGATTCATAATATTCTCCTTAAAGTCCATGACAAAGTTGTCTCATTGGTAATTCTTCAAATACATTACCTCTAGCAAAGTTTGTAGCTGGAGCAGACCAGCTTTTTGCCATCAGCATATCGCCAACTTTAAAGCTTTCATTAGTTTTGTTATCGATTGCTTTGGGGGATTTTTTAACTACAAAACCTACAACACTTTGACGACCATCATTATCTTGAATTAGCTTAATGTAATTCCTACCTTCGTCCATTATATATTGAGTGGTTTCGATTGTATGTTCGTACCTAGTATGCAGTTGATTTTGCATAAGATTCAGTAATTCTTGGGTTTTCTCAACTAGTTGTATCATAATGTAGTTCCTTTCTTTATCATTTAATATAGGTATATTATATCATAAAGAAAGGAGTGTGTAAACATTTATTTCACTTTTATTTAGATCATTTAGTTATAAGAGACCATCTAAAGGGAATATATTGTGTATAACCTCACCACATGCTTTAGCTATTTCCATGTGTTCTTTTTGAGTTCCATTATCAGCTCTTAGATCAATATAGTGAATCCATGAGCGTAATGTCCCATTGACATACATACGAGAGTTGGTTAATCCTTCAGGCAATACAGCTCGAGCTTGTTCTTTAGCAATGCCTTTATCAATAGCCCAGTCATAAACTTCACGGCTCTGACGAATAAGAGACATCTGTTTCATTCTAAAGTCTTCATTGATTCCACGATGAACTTCGTTTGTTTGGTCAATATCAATACTAGCTTGTCGATTCTTTGTATCTTGGAATCGAGCATCTCGAGTTACAAATGATAGATCTCTAGTAGGATCTGCATATCTTTGAGAGAACTCTTGGAATGAAAATGATCTATGACGAAGAATCTGTCGCGCAATATCCCTGGTGGTATCAATTTCCATACAAACAGATACCATTTCTAATGGACTCCAATGTTTGTGCTTAATTAAATACTCTACTAGCTTTTGAGACGTTGCTTCATTGTTTTGATTACTAGGATTAGATACCCTAGCGCAATAAGCAACCATCTGCAAAAGATCATTTGAAAATTCGCTTTGTGCAGGTGGTTGACTATACGACATAAGTTTCACATTAAACATCTACTATTAATCCTTTTTTTCAAGCCAAAGTTGAACTTCACAAGCAATAAGTGTTACACTTACTACCAACTGTACTGGATCAAATAGAACAAAACCAGTAACAAGACCTACAAGGCCGATTGTAATACCAGTGCCGATAGCACCACGTGTTTTCATAAATTTACTTAACATATTGTTTCTCCTTATACTTTAAAGTTTGCGAATGAGTCTTTGTTGTTGTCATTATTACCCCAAGTCGCAATTGGTTTATCAGGGATAGTCATATCAGACATAATGTCAGATTGAGCTGATTCTTCAACATCATATAACTTCATTCTAGCTCGATCAATACCAATTACGAACCTTTTGTATTTACTTACATCATTATAACGATTTTTTAACTGCTTAACCATAACCTGATTTAGTTCATCTAATTCTTCAGTAGCAATCAAAGCAAACATTAAATCGGCCGTAGCTGGTAAACCAAACGATTCAGAAGTATCTTCCAATCCAACATCAGTGTTACCAAAACCAGATCGTGTAGTTTGAGTTGCTGTCATAATTGGAACATTAAACTCAATAGCTAAACCACGTAGTTCTTCAGCAATAGCTTTAATGTATGTATAACTATTGATACTTCCACCCATTGCTTTCATACGAGAAGATGAACAAATATTGAGATAATCAATATAGATCATATCAGGAATAAACTTCTTTTTCATCTTCATTTCATTTAACAATGCTCTAAAGTGGCCCGAATGTGCGCTACCTGTAGGATACTGTTTAATGATTAGTTTACCAATAGTACCAGTTGCAATCTTTTGAATCTTTTTAGAGAACACATCTTTAGATAATGTTTCAAGCTGTTGAATTGGTAGATCCATAAGATTAGCATCAATACGTTCAGCAATCTTTTCTTCAGCCATTTCCATTGTAATGTATAATACGTTTTTGCCTTGTTGTAAAACAGCAGCAGCGTTATGACACATGAACAATGATTTACCTACACCAGTACCAGCAAGACAAACGTTTAGCGTTTTGTTTGGAATACCACCTTTAGTGATCTTATTAAAGTAATCAAGATCAAATGGTATCTTTTCTTCAACACTATTATAGAATTCAAAACGACCATCAGCATCATCGATATAATCATGACCAATTTGTTGATCAAATGAAACACCAAGGGCTGTTGATAGAATATCAGGAATAGCACCTTCGCTTCTTTCTGTATCTTTGCCATCAATGATTTGAATAGAATCCATAATCGCAAGATAAACCGCTCGATCTTTACACCACTTTTCTGTTTCAACAATAAGATATTCAGTATCTAAATCAGTCTTAGTGCCAATTTCTTTAATGAGATTAGCAGCCTCATTTAGCATTTGGTCTGGAGCAGATACTTTTTGTAACTCAATATCTAATACTCTACCGGTTGGTAGTTTATTGTTAACTGCGACAAAACCTACAATCAGATCGAATACTATCTTGTAACAACCGTCAAAGTATTCTTTCTGAATGTATGGTATTACCCTACGACAGTATTCTTCATTATTTAGTAGATGGCTCAGTACGTGTGTTGGGATCTCGTTTTGCAATTTCTGTCGTTCCTTCTTCAATAATATGAGTTAATAGTTCGCCAATATAGTCATTGAATTTCTGATCTTTACATAGATCATCATGATCAAAGTCTCCAGGATCAGAAATATTATATGTAAATGACAAAGTTGCCATTCCTAACTGTGTATCTTCCTTGATAGACACAGTACCATATATAAATCTAACACCTTCAAATGGAGACTTATCAGTTAGATGCAATGCATAAAAATCAGAATCCGGATGTTCTACCGTAATGTAATGATTATCCATCTATTATACCACACTTTGGTTGTTTTGTAAAGGACTATTTGGTGCTTCAGGATCAAAATCAATTAAAGATTTATGACCAATCTGATATTGCTTAATCAAGAAGTCTTTAAACTTTTGAGTTTTCAGAATAGGTTCCCAGAATTCATCTTCTTTAGTAGCCTTTTCGCGAACCTTAGGTTCAACCATTTCACCAGTATCTTGATCTACACGACAGTACCAACCATTATTAGGCTTAACAACAAAACCACCAGCAAGAGCGATTTCAAGTAGACCTGAATTACGTTCGACACCACCATCCCAAGAGACTGAGACTGGGATTTTAGATTTTTCTTTAACCATTCGTGACTTTTCAACATTGATTATGAAATCATAACCAGTAACTTCCATACCTTGCTTGTTTTGTCTACGACCTAGAATCCAGATATTATCAGCTGAATAGTAAATACCAGTACCACCGGAAACTACAGCTTTAGGGAATAGACCCATTTCTTGATACGTATGATTAATGGCCAATAGAGGTACATCTTTCATAGTCAAGTAAGGTGTTACCATACGGAATAAACCCTTAATAGCTTTAGCTCGAGACATATCAGCAACTGATTTCTCGTTCAAAGCATCTTCTAGTTCTTTCTTAGAAGCAAGGTTACCAATAGAGTCAATTACAATAATGACCTTATCTTTACGATCAATGTTATCTAATTGACCAACAAGATCAAACTTAAGCTGTTCAACATCGGTAATTGGTGTATGAAGTACACGACTAGTATCGATACCAAAAGCTTCAAAGTATGACTGAGGTGAACCAAACTCTGAATCGTAAAACAACATTACAGCATCTTTATTTTCTTTAAGATACGCACCAGCCATAAGTAAAGCAAATGACGTTTTAAAGTGTTTTGATGGACCTGCTAGTACAGTAAGACCTGATGTTAAACCACCATCTGGATCTCCGGATAAGGCAACATTGATCATTGGTACTTCAGTTTTAGTCATGGACTTGTCACCAAAGAAGATACTTTCAGATAATATATCTGTAGTTTTAATCTTTGAATTCTTTCTTAGTTTATCCATTACACTCATCGTACTTTTCTCCTACCATATTGAGTTTGTTCACTTGCTGAATCTCGTTTATGACGAGCAATTGCTTCGGCTTTCTTGCGCTTACGTTTCCATGTAGGCTTTTCATAATACTCTTTTTTACGAAGATCTTGTAGAATACCTGCAGCTTCTACAGCTTTCTTAAATTTTCGTAGTGCGACATCAAATGGCATGTCTTGTGGTGGCCGTGCGTTATTTTTACCTTTACGGTATTTTTGTGGCTCGGCTGTTAATTTTATACTTGGCATATTTACTCTTCTCTTATTTAATTGATACGTATATTATAACATAAATTCAGTCAATTGTAAACTGTTTTTTTCACATTTATAATTTCTTTTCTTATTATCTTGTACCATGAACTTAGTATCAACAAAATCTAACTTGCCTTCTAAGTATTTTTTAACCATGGCTGCCGGATGTTCAGCTGTAGTTACTGGTACGTTTTGACACATATGATTAAGTGATCTTTTGGCATTGACCATCTGATAATCAGTTGGTAGTTTCATCAACGACATAGCTTCTCGTACTGTTAAGAATCTATCTTCATCTGGATGCGCTATACTTGTTGGCATATGACCTACGAATGCTCCAATCTTATCCTTAGGAATTTCAACACCTTTACGCATAATGTTACCACCGGCTTTGAGCTTATGATACGCTCTATCGCATTTACGAGCAACATTATCAAATCCATGTTCTCGCATCCACTCAGCAACCTTGTTATAGGTTGTGTGTTCTTCAATATAATCTTGCACATTTATTGTCTTAGTAATCTTAGCAGCAAACTCTTGATGAGTAATCCCACCCTCGATACTGTCTAAGATAAATTTGTAATATGGATCATCAGATGGCTTTTTATCATTACACAAAATTTGAGACATTGGATCATTTTTATCGTTTACTACAGCTCTAATATCATCAGCAATCATTGTTGGTTGAATATTGATATATTCAAACAATGGCACTGTATCGCCTTTCCAGAAGAAGTAGAACGTACGATCTCTTACTTGACTTAGACCATGTAATAATGATTTGGTTTTAAAGATACTAAATGTATAACCATTAGCTTCAGCTAGTTTACGTAATCTTTTTACTACAGGCTCTCCCATCTTAGAAGCAAGTCTTGGAGCGTTTTCTCCCCAAAAAACTTTTGGAGACATTTCACTTAGAACGTATTCGGCTGATTTTACCATCCAATCATTTGCTGGATTGTTACTTGAAGCAGATGGGCTGAGTGAACTTAGACCAGCACATGGACATATAGTATTAACTACATCTACGTTAGACGGGTGTTTGACTCCCCCTGAGAGGTTTAAGTAAGGTATCTCATTGTTATAGTAGTTTCTTAAATGTTCTTCATTAGCTTGAAAGCCGTCAAAAGTAAGAAAGTATTCTGGTCTTGTTTTAAAGATATTCTCCATTGCGATGGTTTCTCCACCAATCAATGGAACGATGCTTGCCCAGGTTGTCATATTAGAAAAATTCCTCAAGTGTATTATTATTTATAGTTTCGATTCCATTCCAATATGGATAGAACTCTCTAGAAAGATGTATTGACTTTGGCTTTTCCATATACTTAAAGTCAAGTTCTCCTGCTTTATTTAGTAACTTATCAGTCCATCTTATGATTCCATACTGTTTTTCAATATAGTCATTAAACTCATTACGAATATCAGTACGTTGTTGCCATGAACCCCAGAATGGTTGACCTTTATAGTAACCAGACTGCGGAAGCTTTCGTGATTCATGTTCAATAGGTAATAACTCGTATATTTTAGCATCGTATTTACTAGCTTCAGTTATATATCTATCAGCCAATTCTTCTACACTTGCTTCTAATCTAATTAAGTGGTGACGAACATCGATATTACCAAAATAACAATGTAGTTCATCATACTCATCAGGAATAAACGATTTAAATCCATCGTTTAAAGCGCCATTAAGAGTTTTAAATGGAATACTATTAACTGTCCATCCTGGTCTATACATACATATCGCATGACTATCACCAATAATAACATTACGAGTCTGATTAGGAACATCAATTCTGATTGCTGTATTAAACATTCTTTCGAGATTAACAAGATCAACGTTATACCATTCTGGCTGAACATCGCGTTTAGCGGCAGCCAATTTGTTTTTAATCATTTCGTGATATGGTGGAAAGTCCATACCTATAGAATAGACTTGGCCTTTGAATTTAGAAAAGTTAACAGTGTTAGCAACATATGGAAAACCATAAACGCCACCAAACATATTAAGACCACCGCTATAGTCACTACCGTGGTAAACCCATAGATTATCGTAATCATTATGCTCAGTAATTTCTCCGCCATAGTTAACGGTACAGTTTCCATATTTTTCCTTAATCATATCGCCATATATAACGCCTTGAGCTCCTCTATGAGAAGCATGCCTTTTTGCGATAGGTATAAATGGACAGTTAATTATATTTTTCATTTAAAAGAATGCACTTAAATTATTTTGTGGTGTTTTAGCTCTTGCCACTTGGCGTCTTCCACATGCTTTTTCGTCATCTCTTATTTGTAGATATACACCATACTGACAACATAGAACCTCAGTACCATAATACTTTAATCCATTCTGTTGCTCATTAAAAAGATAAGAGCCATTGTCTAATTCTATATTGTAGCCCGATTCATGAAAGATAACATCCTTAGTTAAACCAATTTCAGCAGCGTTTTCTCTTATAAAGTAAATTGCTTCAGCTAGATATTTATTAGGAACATCTGGCCATAGTAATTTTATCGTATAAACTGCTCCTGGTCCTGGGGCTACGAATCTTTGGTCATGATGGTATTTCATTTGAGGCAAAACCGACGTAGAAGTAGCGCAATGGAAACCATAGTATTCGCCAACTCCTGGTAAAGTTTTCAACAAAGTAAACACTTCAAAAAGATCTTTAGCCGCTAGCATACCTTCAATGATTTTGCTGTCTCTAAAAGAAGCAACCCATTCGCTTACATCAACTGGATGAAACTTACGATCAGGTTCATTGTACTTTTTACGACAATAGTTTCTACCAGATGTTTGAATAGACGTATGTAACTCAGTCGTTCCCCAGATAGGTTGTTTATTTCTTATAGCTTTATCAACGTTATTACGTAGAGACTTAATATAATCAGCATCGCCATCAGCAATACGATCAAAATCAACAAAGGTTCCTTCCTTGCCTGATACTACCCAGTGAACGCCACGAGCTCCATAGAAGTGAGATATGATAGTGTTACCCACAATATTAGTATCGCTCATTCTAGATGTTGCAATTTCAGTACCAATAAATCTCATACGATCATCTAATGTAATTGTTGGATGAAAGTACTCTACGTTTTCCCCTAAGCCATGATCAATTACACCATGACGATTTAAATTTTCGTATTGATCATTAGTAAAACCTTGTTTGATAGCAGCACGATCGTTAATCTTTTTTAAGAAATGATTAAAGTCGAGCATAAGGTCTTTATCAAATGACCACCAATCATAATTGTAAGAACTAGTAGCCAATTAAGCCCTCTCGCACTAAATGAATTACGTTTAAGTCTGGATGAACCTTTTTGATTTCTTCAATTTGAATAGGGTCATCCTCAAAGTGTAGTCCAATCTTAAATGATTCTTTAAGCTTTGTGATACATTTAGCTTTATGAATACCTGAAGCTTTTCGACTATATGCGTCATCGCTTCGTTTTAGTGGATTAAACATAACGTGGTTATGAATTTGCCTAGATTTTAGCATACTAATTGTTTCTAGTTCTTGTTGGTAAGAACGACCAGTGATGATGACATCATCCCGACCAGGACGCACGCCAGTTACGTCCTCGCCAAAATAGATTACACCATCAATATCAAAGGTATTAATTAACTGCTTAGGCATAGTCATTTTCACCTGATTGGAATGTATAAGTTAGGTTTTCGACTTTAGGATTATTTTCTTTAAGTTGTGGACGAGTAATATCAGTTAGAACTCTACGAGCTAATGCGTCACATTCAAACTTAGAATCGGCAGTTTTAAGTTGCTGTGGTGGAGTCTTTTGTGACCATGCTGATGGACCACGTAAGTAACCAACAATACCCATTTCAGAAGCAACCTTAACGAATCGAATAGCATCGTAAACGATACCAGCACTATTTGGAGAATCTTGAACAGATAATCTAGCAGTCAATTCATAACGAGCTCCAGCCCAACCCCAAAACACCATGTCAATATTAGCAATCTTGTTATCTGATCCGATGTACTCATCGCCTGGTTTTTGGAAAACTGTAAGTGATGGACCAGCATACATTGTAAGACCAGCAATATCCTTACCACGTACTGCGGCTTGGCCATTTAGTACATTTTCTTTAGAGATATGTTTGTTCTTCAAACGATCTTTAGTTGCCATGTTTAGGAAGTCTGTATTAGCAGTACGACCTGTACGACGCATATCACCTTGAGTTGTGCCACAAGCTTTATTTTCTTGAATATGCTGAGTTACCAATAAACCAGAATCCATAATAGATCCTTGAAGGACTTCAGACAAACGAGACGCACCATAATCAGAACGCATATCAGAACCAACAATTGTTACACCATGTTCGATAGCAAGCTGTTCTAATTCCATAGCATCTTTAGTAGAAATATAAGTTGGCATACAGTTAACAACATGAACACCGGATCTAATAGCATTTTCAATGTGCCATCTGGCAGCTTCTTCTGAACCTACTGGCATATAGTTAAGTAGGACATCAACATTACGAGCTTTAAGAATATCACGGTATTCAGAAGCAGTAATTGGAGTTGTTTCTGTATCTTCCAAAAACGTAATAGCTTTATCTAGATCATGCATGTGAGGCGCGATACCATCCAACGTAGGCGAACGATATACAATCGACTCATTAGCAATACAGCTCATGTCATGACCTGGAGGAAATACTTCCATGTTACAATTTGGTTCTGCGTAAATTGCTTTATTTAGCCGTTGACCAACTTTACGAGAATCAACGTCAAAGCCAACCACGAAGTTAAAATTCGGAGCTGAATAACCACCAATGTCTTGAAACATTAGGCCAATTGTATCTTCTGGATTTTCGTTATAGTATTGAACACCTTGAACCAGTGCAGATGAACAGTTGCCAACACCGGCAATTGCGATATTAATTTTAGACATTTATGTTTCCCTTTATTTCAGTTTTTTAATGTGAGGTTGACTGGGTTTTAATCAGAGTAGCTCACCGTTTGTTTAAGTAGTTATAAGGTATATTATATCACACTTTTGATCAAATGTAAAGGGAAGATGTAATATTATTCAATAAAAATATCAATCCAATACCATTAAGTAATATAAGAGCTCTATCCTGCCAGAGAATAGACACCCATAACCATAACATAATTCCAATAGCAGACAAAGATAGATCTACAAATTGTAGACCATCAACGCCTCTAATAGACATAGCGGCTAGAACAAAGACTGAAGCTACCCACTTTACGTACCAATCTAACGTTTTCTTATTTTTCACTGGTTTCATAATCAACTACCTTTTTACATTGTTCAAAACTTCTCATACTATATCTCACGCCATATAGATCATCAGTGTTTTTTACTGAAACTGCTAACCATATCAATAATAAAGTTCTTAATAATAATATACCATTCTTTCTACTCACTATCTCTCCTGGGCACCATTCATTCAATTATTTTGCTTGAGGAATGAAACTCAAGGGCCGAGTGCACCACCTATTGATTGAGGCAATAGGACCTACTGTGGAGTATACCACTCTAAAAGTTTGCGATGTGCTGCAAGTTGTTCAGTGTAAACTTTAAGATCTTCAGGATGAGCAGATTCAGGGTTCTGCATATAACCTTCTAGATCTTCTATAGCAATGTTTAATCTTGCTAAAAATAAGTCATCAACAAAATCTTGATACATATCAATTTTTATAGATTGTTTACCATCTTTATCTGTTACTAAATTCATAATCATTACCTTTTATTTATTTATATAAAATTGG